CCGTTGGGGTTGGTGGTTTGATAAACGTTCCTGATGTACTGATTTCCGCTTTCAGGGAAACCCCATCATCCTGCCATCCCACTACGCAACACCACCCGCCGTGCGGTTGTACTCCCGCAATGACTCCGCGATCATCCTCCCCGTCTCCGCCGTTGCGTTGAGTGCGTACACGTTGATGATGACGGGTGCCGCCGCCGTGCTCATCGATGACATCTGCGAGAGCGGGATCACCGCCTCTGGTCCCGCTTCACCGATCAGAGCGATTGTCGGACGAGTGACGATGCCACCGGTTGCCATCTCCGGAATGGTCCACGACTTACCGCCGAGAATGGGCACCCATGATGGAATGCTCATATGGAATCCACCAACCGTGTGATTCCACAACCATTTGATTGCGTTGAATGCCGTGCGGAATGGTCCCACGATGGCATCGGAAAACCCGTTAAACATTCCCTTGATTCGATCGACCAACCATGTGAATTTCTCGGCGATCAATCCGGGGATGTGCCTGATTTCCTCCCATGCCTTTTTGAATGGTGATGTGATGACATCGAACACCACCGCTAACGCTTGACGGATTCGCTCCGGTACCTGTTTCGCAAATGAGACAATCGTGTCCCAATTCTTAATGATGATTGCCACCGCACCACCGAACGGACCGGTGAGGATTGCCAGCAACAGTGGCCAGTTATCCCGAATCCACCGGAATACCTCGTCCACTAAATCCCGGAACCAATCGACTTTCTGATATGCGATGACGATTGCGGCAACGAGTGCAACCACTCCCGCAACGATCAACCCAATTGGGTTGGCCAGCATCACGAGATTCCATGCCGCTTGCGCGATCGTCCATGCCTTGATTGCTACGACAATTCCCATGATGATTCCCGCTAGCGGAACCAACCAACTACTATTTGCCGCCATGAATTCAAGGATGGGTGCGAACATTTCCATCAGTTGAGAAAGGATCGGGAGTAGCGATTCCCCAATGGTTGCCTTTAGGTTTTCCATTTTGGCAGCCATGATTTCCTGTTGGCTACCGAAATCCCCCGCATTTTTCGCATACATGCCCATGGAATCCGCAGAGTGTTCCATGATCAACTGTTGCGTTGCGATTGCCTTTCCCGCTTCCGTTACCGCACCGGATGCGTCGACATATCCCAGAGCTAATGCCCGTGCCTCAACCTGGGTTTTGTCAATGACAACGTTGTATTTCCGCAACCCTTTCGTTTGCCCCGCCATGGCTTTTGTCATGTCGTCAACGGCGGTTGCGGTATCAACCCCATAGGTGACGGCTAGGTCCGCCGCACGCTGAATCAACGTGTCCGTTTGCCCCGCTAGTTCCTCAGTCGGAACACCCAATTCCTTAAGCATGCCACCCGCACGGGTTGCCATCGTTTGATAGGCAGCCTCAGATAGCCCCATCCGGTCCGCCGCTTTTTCACTGAATGCAACTACCTCATCACCCGCCCGACCGAACGTAGCCATCATACCGTCTAACGCATCATCCGCCGCCATTGCGGATTCGACCGTTTGCCTACCGAATTCGGCAACCGCCGTGACCGCTAGACCGGTGGCAATTGTCTTACCCCACCCAACCGCTTTATCCCGAAACGACGATGTAGCTTTCTCGACTTGCTCAACACCCCTGGTGGCATCCTTAACGTCAGCCAGGATTTTGAGAACGAATTCCCTACCGCCGCTCCCGGTTACCCCACCCAATAGAGATGCCATTAGTGAGCGGCTTTCTGGTTATCCCATTCTTTCATTGCCTCATCCACACCCGCACCCCAAATTTCCTGAAAGTTTTCAGCGTTTGCCCGTGCGGTTGGGAACAACCAATATCCCCGTTGCCCCTGATGCGGGGGGAATTGCATGGTCTCCGGTCTGCGTTGTCCACCGAATTCGGCACCGAAAAATATGGGAGAGTCGTTCCGCAACGTCACTCCCGTTTCCTCATCGGTATCAATTCGCATTGCCGTTGCCGCTAATGCCTGTTGTGAGGTTGTGGTTGCGGATTGCGCTTTCCCCACCCAATCCTCTGCAACCCGTTGGGCAGCTTCCCGCATTGCCAACGGCATGCGGCGGGTGATGTCATCTACCGCCCGTGCGAATTCATCGAATCCCTTTTCCTCTAGTGGCATGACATCACCGACGCTTGTTAGCTGCCCGCTTGCGTTGTTTCCCTATTTCCGTCATGACATCCACCATGGCTTTATGTTCCTCAACCGTCAGCGATTTGTATTCGGCGGGTGTCATTTTCCAGAAATAGAGGAACCACCCCATTTCCATTAACCGGTCGGCACGTTCCGACCGTTGGTAGGGTCCAATTCGTCCGCCTCTAATTGGATGCTGAATTCCTTAATCGCCACCATGGTTGTCGTCCGCTTGAACGTCTGCCAATCGAGCATCGGATTCTCACGCTTGTGTGTCATGTACATAACCGCACCTGCGAGCGTGAGAGGTTCGGCATCCTGAAATGACTTACCGTTGAGGCATTCGGCCGTCATATCCTCAACCTCACCCAATGTCATTTCATCGAACGCACTCATGCATTCACCAATTGCGTATCGGTGCGGGTGTGCGAATGACGGGTGGCAGCACCCAGGATCACAACGGTTCCGCCGTTGTCCCGTGCAACCTCACCAATCACGGGCATGTCAATGGTGAATGACGTAGGTTCGTTGATCCCCGCATCAACGATGGGATAGGCAGGAATGCGAACCTTGCCAGACCAATGGGGGTTATCCGCCGATGCCGGATCACCGGTGTAGGCAAACTCAAACGGCACAACGTTCCCGACTCCCAACAGTGTCAATGCCTCATCCAACGACTCGGTACCGAGTGACATTTTCAGGTCAAGGGAAAGGGTGTATGCGAATCCCTCCGGATCGCAGAACGTAGCCAATTCGTCGTCCGCCTCACCGGTGAGATGAATTCCCGCCGCAAAACACTGAAAGTCAGTCGGGAGGATCGGGGTGGGGAGTGCGTCGGGATCACCACCCAATGTGATGAACGGATCAACGAGACGAATAGGACGGGCAGCCATGTTGTTATTCCTCTACCTCATGAATCAGGTTGATAGATGCTCCCAGGTAATTCACCCCACCCAGGACAAGGGGGTACGGTGCGGTAATGGTTCGAATGGATGCCTTATGTTCATGCAACAGTTGGGCAACCTGGGAAACCATTTCCTCAATCCGTGTCATGTGTCCCCCTGGTTCGATTCGTTGGGAGACGATGAGAATTTCAAGGGATGATGCGTAACCACACAACGTGTCCGGGACCAACCACGGATTGCCCCATGCAACGGCAATCATCGGGGGTGCAACCGAATCAGGGATGTGATCAATAACCGTGATGTCGTCCGCTACCGCATCCCGAATCATGGATGAGTAATACTCACGGACGGCGGTGAGGTTCACGCAACACCCCACCCATTAACGGAATCGTAGTAGGGGAGTAACAGGGAGTCGTATCGGTTGAGCAAATCACGGGCAATGCGGACGACACCCGTTTCATTCGCACCGATCACACCGAACGTAGCGTCTGCCTGTTTCCATAGATCGACCGACAATGAGAGAGCTACAACGTTGATCGTTGGGGGAACGGGATCAAGCGAAGCGGCAACCCCAATCCAATCATCGATAAGGTCCTGCGCCGATTGGCACACCAATTCCAACGAGGGATCACTAACCAACCCAGGTTTCCCCAATTGTTTAGCCAATTGGGTGGGGGTGACGTATGTAGCTGGCATTATCGATTCCTCGTTACGAGGGAGCCCCCTGGGAATGTGTCGCTCATTCCCAGGGGGCGGTTTCCCTTGCCTGATGGGGGATCAGTCGGTTGAGGGTTCGTCGTTCGCTAGCGGGTCCCCTGGAGGTTCCTCCGGGGACTCTGGGGGCGGTGGCGGCGGCGGTTCCTCTGGTTCTGGTTCCTCACTGGTTGCCGTGACGGTGAACATCACCGAATTGGATTCCTCACCACCGGAACCGGCACCGTTGCGAACCGTGAATTCATCGGTACCCACAACAGTTGGACTATGTGAAACCCTCAGTTGGGTTGGTGACACATAGGTTGTCGGGACAACGGATTGGTTGATTTCAACCCGTGAACCGTCGTAGAAATCCGCACCGGTAACCGTGACGCTATACGGACCACCATTCACCACACCGGTATTGGGAGTCAGTGAGGCAATCGATGGGTCGGCCCATAGGTAGGGCGGATACGACGTGTCGTAATATCCGGTATCCGTCATGGGATTAGGCCCATGTAATCTTCACGACACCCGCACGGACCGGAGTAGTCGGATGCTCGGTAGTAATCGGCGCATATGAACCGATGTACGTAGCGACCGCAACTTGTCGTCCATAAACCGCCGGTTCGAACGCTTGCATGACGGGGAGCGGCCGCTCGTACAATTCGAGACCGAACGAGTTTCCGACATACATCGTTTTGTCAGTAATGGCGGACGTAACAACCGCATTCAGTCCCATGACGGAACCGAAATACCCGGTCGCATTCCCGGTACCGAGAGCATTCACGGGGCCGAGAGCGGGGAACAGGGGACGACCGGCGGCATCGGTGAGACCAATACAAGCACCCCAACCCTGGGGGCCCATGGCAATCCACGCAGGTGGACGACCGGTATTCGTAACAACGGTGGCGGCGGCGGAACCAATAGCGGCAACGATGTCATCACCAGTAACCGCAACGGTGGCGGTGGTTTCCGCCAACCGAGCAACCACATAGTTTTCCGAATACCGTTCGAGTCGCCTCAGCATATGTGAAACGATCATGTCAAGGGACCCGGCAATTAGCTCGGTCAAAACCTCTGACACGTTGATATAACCACCAACACGGTCACACGTGATGGTTTCGGAAAGGATGTCCCAGGCTTTTGAAGCCATCTCACCCTTTTCCTGAATGGAACCACCAACTCCGGTTTCGAAATTGGGGTCTACCAATCGGGGACGGGTAAACGTGAGAGAGGGAGCGGGACGAACACCGAGAGCGGTGGTAAGGGGACGACCGGTCGGGTCGGGATCAAGCACGGGACCCAACGAGGGAACGACAACGAGACCGTTGAAACCACCCGCAACGGGGACGGTGTTTGCCTTGTCGTAACCCATGTGCTCCGCCGCACGCTTATGGAACCTCTGCAACCGGAGTCCAGCATCCGGGTTGTCATTCTTGTGAATGATATCCCAGACATATTCCCCGGCGGAACGATAGGTGAAATCCTTCGAAATCACCTGCGGATCAAGGGACCGAATGCGATTCTTGCTCGCCTCGGCCAATTCGAGATCCTGCGTCAGTTGGTCAACCTGCGTATTCAGGGACCGAACACGTTCCTGCGCATCCTTGATCGTTTGGGACTCGGTTTCGAACAGGTCCCGCCCCGCATCGTCCGCCACTCCCGCAATCTGATCGATGAGAGAGAGTTTCGTATCTCGTTCATCCAGCAGACGCTTTACCATCGAATCAACAGCCATTTGCATTCCCCTAACGGAATCGATATTTACGACTACAACGTTGAAGGGTGCGAATCGCTATTCCCGATTGGGATGCGTCATTCATGAATGACGGTTGCTAATCAGGTGCGTCGGGCACTTCCGATTGACTATCTATCACGGGTTGACGGGCGGTGTCAATTGGTCGTTCCGGGTCCTGATGAAACCCAACGGAAAACGTCCATCCTCTACGTCCCCGCCATGCGGATATCACTAATGCCAACCCGATGGCGGAAACACCAATGACAATGGCGGTATCGTTCACTCACAATACGAGGAATCCGACAGCCAACAGGACGAACCCTAGACACGTCAACGTGACGGACCAACCGGACAACACCACCGCTTTCCCGGATGCACCGACGGCACCCAACAGGAATACGACAGCGGCAATGAGGAACAACCAATCCGCTAACAGAACGTGACCATCGGTGATGCCTACTGCCATCATGGGATTACCTCTCTGACAATCGGTGCATTAGGTCGGTATCGGATGGACTGAGCGGGAACGGGTGGTTATCAGCACCTTTGACATATCCCCGCATGTTCACGCCATCGGCCGCTTGTTCCTCGGTAATGGATGTCGCATAGGAAGCGAAATCCGTCACCCATGGATAACCGTCAGTATCACGTACCAAATACTTTTCCACGTCGTTGTCCCCTGTTGGTGGCGGAATCGGGAGCGGATTGCCCGCACGTCTACTGGCTTCCTCACGCACGGAATCAACGGACCATGTACCGGAGGAATTGCAACTAGCGGGTTTCCATGGTCCCGCTACGTTCGTCGTGGCGGG